CACTCTTCGGCGCCATGTGTTCAACCACTGTGGAACCCACCACCATTGGACTGCCTTTAGGACTTTCCTACCAGCTGAGACCGGCCAGATTTCAATGGCGGTCACAGTAGCAGCCGCAGGGCCAGACTCTGTTGCTATCACTGTGCCATGGCGGTCCTTTTCGAAGCTGGTTGACTCCCAACGCGCATTCCAGACTACCCGTGTCCCCGAACACACTGTGATCAAGTACTGTGGTGAGAACAATTCATTGCTTGCCACGTACGTCGTAGACTACCTGAAATTCGACCACGACCTAGACCTTTTGCACCGCGGATTAGGTCACCGCCCCGAGATTGAGGACCCTTCACCGGGCCCGTGTAAATCGTGTGAGACTCATATAGATCCAAAGAATAAGCGGACCAGTGATGATCCGCATTACAATGTTGGAGCACACGAATCTGAGAAAGCCGATAAGAAAACCGTCACACTAGCCCTGCCGTCGGTGGTGGAGCCAAGTGAAAAGCAGATGTCTAATGCACCAGTTCGGAACTGTGATGCGGCTGCTGTTACGGTGAAACAACGGTTGACTATTACACGTGTCCAGGCTGCTGAGAGGGTCAAGCCCGAAAACGTCCGGGGGAAATTCGAGCCCTTTATGAAAGAACTGTTCAAGAGGATTCGAGTTGAAGACCCGGACGATGAGGGATGGATTGAGCAAGTCCGTCCATGTTATAAGGAGGAGATGGAGGCAGCGGCAAACCAAGAGTTCGCAAATAATGCCGCTACTGACAGCGAGCTTCGTCAAGCTCGAGGTTTCATCAAGAGCGAGAGCTATGGTGAGCAGAAGCCTCCAAGACCTATCACTCCTATACCAGCCAAAACCCAGGCCCGATTGTATAAGTACACCCACGCGTTGCAGAATGCGCTGCACGGTCAAAAGTGGTTTGCATTCGGGATCTCACCCCCAGAGGTGTCAGAAAACGTTTACCATCTGGCAACTAAGACCACGGCGAGGGGTGGGAGGATGTACGAGACTGACTACAGCAAGTATGATGGGACCATAACCCCCGTAATGAGGGAGTTAGAGAGGGCGTTGTATCTCCGAGCTTTCCCTGGGAGGAAAGAGGAGTTAAACGTCCTGCTAGACTACACCCAAAATTTGACCGCTTCGTATAAGAACGTGCGTGTCAAAACGGGGTCAGCCCGCTGTTCGGGAGCAGCGGACACTTGCTTGATGAACTCACTGTTGAACTTGTTTGCCCTGTATCATGCCATAGGCCCAGCAGCCTTCGAAGACTGCATGGTAGGTGGTGATGATGGGATAATATCCGCTCCAATCGGATATGAGAAACGGTTCGAGGAAGCCACGGCCGATTGTGGCTTCTTGGTGAAATGCCAAGTCAGAAAACCGGGGGAGCCTTTTACCTTCCTGGCTAGGTACTATTCTTGGGAAAGCCCGAACTCGGTTGCGGATCCACTCCGGATGATGCCCAAATTAACGATCGTCGGGAGGCCGAACCTAGATCCGGCTACGGCAAAACGGATTTTGCTGCAGAAAATTGAAGCCCTCTTGCCCTCAGATGCCCAAACCCCTGTCATCGGGGATATGCTGAGAGCGAAAAGGGACGAACTCCAGAAAACACTCGGGAAACGACTCAGGTCCAACAATGTTCTTATACCCATAAGGTCACACTGGAAAGACGCATGGCACAAATTGGGTGCCTTCCCAAACAATGCCGAACCGTGGATGCTTGACTTGGTCAACAGACAGATCCGGCTGTTGCCACGCGCCAGTGACGCCCCTCCACTAGTGGAGGTGGTGGTGGTCGGTTAAGAGGCCACCTAGTGTTTGACAGTTTGACGATAAACTAACGCAAGACGAATAACTCCCTACTCCGAGATCTTTTAAGATGCTCACAAATGATGCTGCGAAATGGATGGTTGCCTGTCTGGATCCATACCATGATAACCAACTTGAAGTCGAAGGTCTCCCCGACGAGCGAACCTCTCCTTCCGTTGTCCAAGTGCACAACCAACGCGTCACCATTACTGCTCCAGTGTCTGCTGGGGCTAACAATTGGGACGCTTCTGTCCTCTATACTGGCTTTAATGCGGCGATCAATCCCCTGTACAACACGTTAGGGGGGATGATCACTGTGCCAAATTCCCTAGCCCATGAATACACAACAAACTCTTACAGCGCCGGAATCCCGTTTGGAGCCCTTAACATGTGGGCTGGAGCCTCTGGCTCTACCATGTCCACTGGGGCTCCCAGAACGATCGGTGATCTGTATACGTGTTTGGGTAGTGTTCTAGAGACAGATAGGTGCAGAATTATAGGTGTCGCTTTTGAGGTCCACAATACGACCGCTGAGATATATAAGCAAGGTTCTTTAACCGTTGCTTGTCTCCCGGACGTTGCCACTGACAATGGAATCGTAACCTATTGGGACAA